CCTACCTGCTTGAGCAGTGTGCGGACGTACTCCTTGATCGCCTTGCCATCAGCCTGCGCACCGTGCGCCATGTCGTATATGGTGGCCACGCGCTGTCGGACTCGGTGCTCGTTGATGGAAGTCATCAGTTCGTTGAACTGCAAGAGGTCGAGACGGTCTAGGTAGTCGGCGTCGAACCCGAATCCGACTGCTGCGACGAAGGCGTCTTGGAGGGCTCGCCACTGGTCGGGTCCGGCTTCTCCGAGCCCTGCCCGGAGTCGGCCACGAGCCCGTCGATCTTGGCCCGCACCAGCCCGACCAGGGACTCCCCCGCGTCACCGAACGTAGTCGCGTTAGCTTTCATCCAGCCTCGGAACATCTCCACGAGCATGGGTGCATCGAGGCCCTCGTACTCCTCGCCGTCGCCATACAAGAACTCCTCGACCTCCTGGGCCGAGCGCTCGCGCTTGTACTCGAACTCGTCGCGCAACGAGTCCATGAACAGCTTGCCGAGCAGGATCAGCGAGCGGGCGTCGGCCAACGTGCCGAGGATGGTGGAGATAGCCTTGGAGCGTTCGGTCTGGCGGTGCTTCGCCATCTCGATCGAGATGCCCTGGGTCTCGATGTCCTCCAGGAAGAAGTCGCCCTCGTGCTGGCGCTTCACGTTCGAGGCCGTGTCCTTCGTCTGGTCCGCGAACAGGGTGTTGATGGCCTGGGCCACAGGCTCCGCGAGATCGCGGGCTTCGGTCAGCAGGCCGACGCGGTTCGGATAGAACCGGAACTCCTGGCCGTTGACCTGATGTTTGATGCTCCGCTTGTCGCGGAAAGTGAACTTCTTGAACCGACTCATGTTGTCATCTGCCTTTGTGACGGGTGTTGGGAGAGGCCCCGAGCCTTGCGAGCCCGGGGCCGTGAAGCCTCGCGCAGGACTACGCCTGCTGGTCGTAGGTGCGGACGGTGAGCACCTGCGACGCATCGGTGACAGCCGAGTTGACTTCCGCGACGCCCGTGAAGGACATCGTTTGGAACTCGTCACCGATGAGCGGCAGGTCGCCGTCCGCAGACAGGCTGACCTTGTGAAACAGGTACTCGGACTTGTTCCCCTCGTCGCAAGCGTTCGTCTGCACGAACAGCAGCGCGCCGGTCACGTCGTGCTCGGTCAGGGCGTTGACCTGATCGAGGTCCTGAGCGACGGAGGCCCCGGCCGTGATGTTCCAGCCCACCACGTCGCCGTCCGCGACGAGGATCGAGCTGGGCAGGAAGCGAATCAGGCCCATCTCGGCGTCCACCTCGAAGTCCGTGCCCTCGACAAGGGCTTGCGGCGTGCCGGCCGGGTCCTCCTCGACGACGTAGGTGACACCCGCCGCGCCCAGGTCGTACACGCGCGCGCCCGTGTCGTCCTTGAGTTGGTACCACGCGCCGAGCTTGACCGCCGAGCTGATGAGAGCATCTTCGGCGTTGGCCCAGGTGGTGTCGTGCGGGTTGTCGTACACCTCGGTCGAGCCAGAGAAGAAGTCGGCGAGGTTGTCGAAGTTGATCTCGTCCAGGATGTACGCGAGGCCGACCTCTTGCGAGATGACGCAACGCTTGTCCGTGAACTTGATCTGCTCGCGACTCGACTGGTGGCGAATGTCCTCGGAGGACACGGTGATGTTGAACTCGGTCGCGTTGCCGAGGTCGCGGAAGCCGTCCGCATCGGGCAGACCGGCGGCGGTCAGCTTGGCGAGACGCACGATGCCACGCCCGAGAACATAGTCCCGGGTGTTGGGAGCGCCGCTGGTGTTGATTCCGGGCATGGGTTTCTCCTGTCGGAAGAATGGGTTTCAGTAGCTACTGATGGCACAGCTCGGCGACGAACCTGTACGTCGCTTCCGTGCCGTTCGACGCCCCGCCACGCGGCGGGTGTTCGTACTGGACCTCTTCGAGCAGCAGCAGGACCGACTGGTCCCTGCCGTCACCGAGGTCCTGCGGGATGGTGATGGGCGAGCGCATGAGGTCGATCTCGAAGTGCTCCAGCACCACTTCGGTGTCGAAGCGAAGCACCAAGAGCCACGCCCATCCCTGGCGCTCCTGGCGGAACTCGCGACCGTACTCGGAGTCCACCCCGAACACGCCACGGATCTCGTTGGCCTCGGCGGACTTGACCGACTGCGCCGCGCCCTCGGAGAGGATGCTTGGTCGCGCGACCGAGTACGACGCCTCCGGGAACGTGCCCGCGTAGGCACGCGCTTCGACGGCGGCTTGAATGGCAGTCTTGTACCCCACGGCCTAGTCCTCGGAGGGGGGATTCACGCCGCCCGAGCCCTTGAGGCTCATGCCGACGCGGGGAGTGTTGGGCGGGAACGAAGTCTGGCAATCCGGCGTGCCGTCCCAGACCTGCACGTCGTCGCAGGAGACGCCGCTGGAGTCGGCTAGCTCCTCTAGCGCGGCGGTGATGTCCAGCTCGCAGCGGCGCAGCTCCTCGTCCAGCTCCATCGAGGAGCGCTCGCGGACTGGCGCCTCCTCATTCCATCTGGCGTTCACGTCGCCGCTGGCGTCCATGAACGTGTTCGGGAGGAGGCGCAGCAGTTCGCAGCGAACCATCTGCACCTCCGTGGTGGTGGCGAGGGCGCGCAGCACCTCGTCCTCGGTCGTGGGCAACTCCGTAAACGGGAGCGCCACGAGCACGTTGGTCCTGGCCGTCCCCAGCGAGCGGTAGAAGCGTAGCCGCGCTCGTAGAATCGCCTCGTCGATGATCGCTTCCGTGTCCAGCGCGGACGCTGGCACGGCGGACAGACGCAGGCGCTCCTTGAGCGTCGCTTCGTTGGCAACGAACAGGGGTGCGGCCATGGACTACTCCTCGGTCTCGGGGGCTTGGGCGCGCGCCCTGGCTGCTTCGAGACCGGCAGCGGCCTCGGCGGACAGATCCCGCGTGCCGGTCTTGAGGGCGGACCCGCTGGCGTCCTGCGTCAGCTTGTCCAGGGCGAGCGTCTGCGGACGCGAACGGTCGTTGACCGGGGCGACCACCTGACGCATGCTGGGCTGCCAGCCGCTCGTCAAGAGCCGCACGGCGTCCTGCTCGTCGGCCAAAGAGTCGGCGTCGTACTCCGGGGCGATCTCCAGGACCATGATGAGCAGATCCTCCATGGTCTTGCCGACCAGGGTACTGGGGTCTGCGCGGAACGGATTGGCGGCGAGCGCCGCGACTACCTCTTGAGCAGCCTCGACCGAGATCCCAGCAGCCTCGATGCGACCCTCGTTGAGCCAGCTTTGGATGTCGGACCCCGGGAAGATCCCGGGCGGCAGCAGCTCGCCCTGCATCACCATGTTCCGCCGCGACATGATGAACCCAGTGCTCACCCCCCGGGGCAGGCGGATGGATCCTCGGACGACTCGGTACGCTTCGTTCTGTTCGCTCACGATTGCCTCCTATGGCGTTCGGCTGTGTGGATGAATCGGGGCCGGACCCAGCCTAGCGGCCCGGCCCCGATCTTGGTGTCCCGAGGGACTAGGCGAGCACCTGGACCGAGACCGTCGCGTTCGGACGACGCGGCACCGGCATCGGGTTGGACTCGACCAGCAGCATGCGGGCGCTCGGGTCTTCCGTCTCCCAGGACTTCGAGAAGCGCTTCGACTGGAGCACCTTGCCCGCGCCGATCGCCTTCATGTCCTCGATCGCGCCGTAGTACGTCACGAACTGGGCCGCCGGGGTACGCGCGACGAACTCGGCGTACTTCGGACGGATCAGGTCGGTGGCCACACCGTCCACGTCCACCGTGCGACCGTAGCGCCACACGCGGATGCCGTGGACGTAGGTGCCCAGGTACAGCGCGCCGGACTCGGCGATCTGCTGGGTCAGGTCCACGGTGCCAGTCGCCAGCCGGCGGATGTCGAGCAGGCTCGACAGCTCGTCAGGAGCGTCGGCCAAGAAGGCGTCGGCGGCGTCTGAGCCGAGGATCACGTCGGTGACGTTCAGGCTCACCGCATCGTTGACGAGCTGCGCCGCGTCCAGGAAGTCCTTGCGGAAGGACGCCGTGGTCTCATCCCAGCGGTCACCAGCCCCCAGCGCGTAGTCGTGCGCTGCGTCGCGAGGGAACGTGATGGTGAAGGCGGCCTCGTCGGCCTCGTAACTGACTGCGCCTTGCAGGGCGAGCGCACACAGGTACTCCTCCGAGTTGGTCACATCGTCCATCATCATCGCCATCTCCGAGGCCATGTATTCACGCATGGCCCGTTGGATGCCGCCTGCACCGGGGAAGATGACCGAGCCGGGGCGACGCTTGTTCAGCAACTCGGTCGGCGTCATCGGACGCTTGATGCGGATGTGGGGCGGGACGATGACCCGGAACGACTCGTCGCGGCCCTCGGTCATCACGGCAGCGCCGTTGCGCTCCACGAACGGGGCGATCTGTCGCCCACGGTCGAGAAGGCTGAGTTCGATGTTCCTCGTCGGGACGGTCACGTCCCGCGAGAACAGAAGGTTCTTGAGGAAGGCGTTCGGAGCCTTCATCTCGTTCACGGCGGGAGTCAGCGTGCTCCAGCTCAGAACGTCGGCAGAGTTCGGCATTTTCGATTCTCCTTTTGGTTGAGCGGAAGCTCGGGACTAGGCCACGTCGGCGAGGCCCTGGACGATGATGCCAGCGTCGCGCACAGAGCTGTCAGCCAGCGCGGTGTCGAGAGTGGCCTGGGTCTGACCGGCGGGCAGCGGGATGTCGTCGTAGTGGACGACGCCTCGCTTGAAGACCTGGATCATGGTCTCCCCGGTGTCGGACCCGGCGTGGGCTTCGTCGGGCGCCCACAGAAGGCCCTGGACGGTGCTGGCGTCAGCGTCGGCCCACACGCCCCACGTCCCGTCGCCGTTGTTCACCAGCGGCGTCAGGTGGGGAAGGTCGGCAGCGGCACCGAGGGTTTCCAGTTGCGACGGCCAGATGCCGTCCTGGTACGGGAAGGCGCGAAGGTTCGGGGTCTGCGAAACGGCATCGCCGAACAGCTCTTTCGGTTCGAGGGCCATGGTAGGCTACTCCTTGTTGATCTGGTTGGTTGGTGTAGGAAGGAAGAGGTGCGGCGCCTAGCCGAGGACTTTCATGCTGGACGAGTTGCCCATCAGCTCGTTCGCGAGCTTCGCGATCGCGAGGCCCTCGTCGGTGGCGGACTTCGCCAGATCGTCCTCATCGTCCTGCGCCGACGCGGTGCGGGCGGGAACGTTGGAGCGCTTGCGCGCCTTGAAGAGTTGCACCTGGAGTGCGCGGACCTCTTTGGTGTCCTCGGGCTTCGCCTCGATGCCAGCCTCGGTCAGCTCCGCGAGCGACGGGGCGGTCTCGGCCATGGCCTTGCGCATCTCGGCGATGTCGTCGGCGGACAGTTTGCCCTCCGCGACGGCCTTACGCAGCTCGAAGCCCCGCAACGCGCTCTCGTAGTCGGAGAGCGCCTGCGGGTCGTTGACATCGCCGGTGAACGTCGGGCGTTGCTCTGCCTCGACCTTCGGCTCGACCTTCGGCTCGACCTTCGGCTCGGCCACGAACACTTCTTTGATCGACTTCACCAGTTCCGCGAAGCCGGTCTTCTGGGCATCCAGGAGGGCCTGGAGTTCTTCTTTGGACATTTCAGTCTCCTGACCGCCCATGCGAGCGGCTACTCTTTGTGACGCAGCCTTGACATCCACTTGTTCGACGGCTGCTGGGCCGAACAGACTCACTCCGTCCCAGCAGCCGTCGCGGTATGCCGCGCGGAGGGCAGGGTCGTTGATCTTGATGCGGGCGGCAGCGCCGCCGGACACGTCCACCGCGTTGCCGTCGTAGTCCTTCCAGTCACGGAAGCGGTCGTCGGACTTCTGGATGGTGAACACCTCCTGGATCGCGACCGCGCCGCGAGGGAGCACGTCGCCCTCGTGCTCGATGTCTAGCTTGCCGCCGTTCGCGATCAGCGACTCCATCATCGAGTCGATCGCGGCATCGGTGTCGGAGAAGTCACCATCATCATCG